TATCTGCGAAATCACATATAGCTGTATCTGAATCTAAAACTGGAGTGACACTAGTTAAAGCGTTTCCTTTTGCTGTATAGCCACCAGTAGTAGCTAATTCTTCTGAAGTTGTATAAGCAGTTGTAGCTTTACTTAAAACAGCATCACTATCGTATAGTGCCAGATTAAAAGTATCACCGGTAGATGCAGTAAAATTATGTTCGGCTTCTAAAATTTCTTGTTTAAAACTATTACAAATTGCTGATGTTATTGCCATATTGTTCTCCTAAATTACGGTGACGGTGATTTAACTGGGATACGAACTGTACCATCAGTGAAATCGTCTCGTCTTCGTCTTCCAAGTTGCAGTCCTGCAAACTTCTGTACTTCGGTTTTATATTTATTCTCGTATAAGTGTCAACATATCCATAGGGCCTTTCAAAAATCCATAGGCTTCGACTAAAGTAGCATATAATAACCCTTGAGGAAAATATCTGCTGAGATAAGTCCCAGAGGTATTAGTCACTAGACTCGTAGGTTGTGCATTATAATAAAGCCTAAAAGCGTAAGTAGCATCCGGCGTCGGAGCTAAAAGAAGTCCTCCTGAAGTAGAATCAGTTAATCCTGTGGCTCCTCCAAACATCGCATAATATTTAGGTTGGCCAGTAACATCCTGACCTGTGAGACCTCCTGAAGGTCCTGTTAATTTTGCTACATATTCTCTTAAATAAGTTTGATCTTTTTTCTGTAAAAAAACTGAATTACCCGTCACCACTGATGTGGAATCAAATACTTCAACGGCTCGAACAAAAAGAGCTCCAGCATCGACGTTAATAGTATTATTATCTAAAGCAAAATTTCCAGTAGATGATTTTCGATCGGAGTCCATAGGAAGATCATATAAAATTCTAAATTCTGAATTTTCAATAAATCTGCTTAGAATAGCACCAGTAAAAACATTACTGTCTACTTCAGTATAACTTCTAAGGTCAGCTTCTAATGCTGAGAGTGTATATCCAGCCATAATTATTTAATAGCCTCCTGGCAAGCTAAACAACCTTTTATAAATCTGTTGTGTGTATTACAATGCTTTGGTTTAGGTATGGGTGTCACTACTACAACCTCTTTTTTACCAAACCATTTCTTCCATAATTTTTTTAAATATTTAATCATTACGGTCTATCGTTTACGGGTCCACCAAAAACGAAAAAGCCTCCTCCTGTTGCTATACTACTGGCAGCGTTGGCTAAAGTAAAACTAAAACTATTACTTACGGTTAATGTTGAAGGTTGCCCCGCGTAAGGAATAGTAGTGTCAATCTTAGTTATGATATAGGATCCATAAATTTTTGCCCCTGAAGTGTGAGCTACTGCTGTTGTTGAAACCGGCGTCTCTCCATAAGAAGGAGCTGCAGTCCCTCGAGTACATCCTGTTAAAGTATGTGTACTTCGGCCAGTGTATTGAATAGTTTCACTGGTAATTTTTCCATATTGTAAAGAAGTAGTGTCTGTATTTGTTGCTTCAATAACAATATATCCTGATGTAGGAAACTCTGAGCCATCGGTTAATACAATAGAAGTATCTGTGGCAGTAATAGTTGTAGCTAAAGTTGTACTTAATTCAAAAGTAGATACTGCGACTCCTCCTACAGGATCTTTCACTTGATAAAATCTCACAGCATCATTGGTAGATCGCTGGTGTCTATTTTGTTCTACAATAACTGTCGTTCCTATTTCTGTAGTAAAAGGATTATCATTTAAAACGGCAGGCGTAGGTAAAGCGGTTCTTGCGGGTCTTGCTCTTTGTAAAGCCTGAGGGTCCGCACTTGTAGGCTTAGGTTCCAATTGAGGTTGTTTAGGTTCAAATTCTGAAAAATGAACCCATGCGCCATTCCATTCTCTTACCATTTCCAGATAAGGAAAAGCTAATCCAGATCTATCTGAAATAGCAAGTGCATGTTTTCCTGAAGCAAAAGTAGTCATAGTTAAGCGTTAGGATAATAAACCTTAGGTGCGATATAAGTACTCGTAATATCACCATCCTCTTTTACGGCTCTAGCCAATTCATCTTCATAATAAAGTTTTAGCTCTTGTGATCTTTGGGGTGAATTTTTTTGTGACAAATAAAATGATAATCCCGCTGTCATGCATGGAGCAAAACGATAAGGCACATTTACTGCATTAGTATAAGCACCACCATCCTGAATCCTTCGTCCATAATATAAATTTAATTTATTCCCATCCTGTGCTGCGCCAGGAGTTAGATAAATAGTTAAAGTTGTTCGATCAATAAATCTTTGAATAAAAAAAGAAGTCGGGGTTCCTTTTGCCGCTTTATTAGAATATCCTTGATACTGGGATCGACTTACCTCAGTCATAGGTGAATCAATACTTGTAGAAGTTATTCTGTAATTAACTTCTAATATGTTATCCATTCCAGTTGCATGCTGAGTGACCGCATCGGCACTTGAATGAGTGGCTGCAGTTGTACCATTAGATCCACGAACTCCTCCAGTAAGATTCGCTGCTCCTGTTGCTGCAGATTTTCCTGTATATCTAATTGTTTCAGAGTTAACGGTAATTGTTCCTCCACCTTGATCAGCGCCAGGCATATCCGTGACACTTGTTAAAGGAATATCTGTAACAGATGCATTAATGCCTGCAGATAAAGACGTTGTTAATCCGTTAGAAGCTCCATCAGATGGAGATCTATATGATGTATAAACACTCGTTCCGTCTACTAAAGTAAAACCTTGATTAGCTATTTCCCAATAATGGAGTCCTCTATTACTCCATTCAGAAAATAAAAGATTTAAAGATCGTTTAGCTGTTTTTAATTGATAACCGGAAACATTTATAATTCCGATACGTTCATAAGATTCTTCTACAATTTCATCAATCGGAAGAGTTTTATCGAATGTATAAGAATGAGAAAGCGTGTTAGCCACAGATCCTCCTAACCGTAGAAGATAGTAACTTTATCTACAGCCGTTAAAGTAGCATAGGAACTTGTTGCACAATAAAGCCCATTCCCTGGAATATCGATTTGATAAAATGTAGCTTCACCTGCTGTTCCTGATCCTATCGGAGTATCAAATGTAGCTAGAGAAGTTCCACTTGCACCACCATCTAAAATTTCAATGCTGCCTGCAGCTCCATCACTTACAAACCAAATACTAAGAATTCTGCTTGGACCACCGAATACTGCTCCTGAACTTGTAAGTCTGGTTGTTTTTACGTCTACTGAATATGTACCCATAATTTTATCTCCTTAACTCTAAGCTCCCGAAGGAGCTTAGAATAATTTTTTTATTACAGTTCTGTAGCCGCTGTTCTCTCTTTGCCTGCAACTAAATAGTCAATAGACATAGTTTTTGCCACAGCTTCTTCATTGTGTATAGTGAATGATAAAGCAATTTCTTCATCATTAGGTGCATTTGTATTAACACTAGTACCTACTTGAACATTATCTTTGTAAATATAGAATTTACGATCCTTTGAAGAATAATAATATCCAAGAGTAGTCCACGTGTCATCAGCCATTGTACCTGCTGAAGTAGTTGTTGCCGAACTGTCTTTGTTCACTACCAAGCTTACAGTAGTTGAACCATCTGATTTCAGAAAGTAAATACCATCTGTAATCGCAGCAACGGGAGTTGTGTCCACAATATGAAGTCCTACTATCATATCTGCTTGTGTAGCATCGCTTACTTTAACTCTACATTTAAAGAAAAAATCTTTAGATGCATCAAATAGATACGATTCATACACGGCTCCAGACCCACCTGCCCACTGTAAAGAATCAAAGTCATCATCTCCAGCTGCATTGGTTAAAAGAAGAACTCCTCCATCCGCACTTGTTAGTGCTTCAGTAGCAGATCCTGTACCAGCTTCAGTTGTAGTAATGACCCAATCTCCAGCAGTATATTTATCAAAATCAAGAGTTTGAGTATGAAATTTAATTGGATCAGGTAGTTTTAATTTACCACCAGAACCAGTAGCCGTTACATTTGTAAGGCCCGATGTAAAGTGTGTTGTCATATAATCAGCGCCTCCTAGCGCCAGTCATTTTTCCTAAGTAAAAAATGACCAATTTATGAATATAAATACTTAGTAATTAATCTATAGCGCAGATTTGCGTATAGCGCAAGGTATCCCTACAGAAATGTATGATTTTTGATAGCGCTTAAGTGGCTATCGAAACTTCGGCCTGGGCTTCGGCTATTTTTGTCTCACGAGTATCGTCGACAAATTCTTGAGCAATGATCTCTTTAATAATATCCTGGATTTTTCTATTGATTTCGATCATCCTGATATTATGCTTCCCGTCTTTCAGATGCTCTTGTTGCCACTCGAGTTCCAAGGACCGTTTCGTATTGTATAGGTCTTCGGTCATTACTAACCTCCTCATAGGTTATCCATTTACGATCTTTCCTCGTAAATCCATTAGATTCGAACTTTACCTCATTTTTTCCCAGCTTGTCAAGGATTGATTTTTCAATACCTTTAGCGGTATCTTCAGCTGAAATAGTAAAATCAGCAGTATAGCCGTAAGCTTGAATCTGTACTCGGAAGTTTTTCATAGGTAATTTCTAGCTTTATTAAGTAAATGGGGCAGTTTTAAGGCCGCCCCATTAATTTCCTTTAAGTATTACGCACCTTCGACACCGTAAATACCTCTAGGATCTGATACGCCAAAAACGTATCTTTCTCTAGCTTTGTATCTAACGTTGCCAGTATCAAAGTCCCCTTCCATCTTAGTTGTAAGAGGAGCTCTGTTAAAGTGTTTCATACCATTTGGAACATCTGTAGTAATGTACCAAGAATCAGTATCAGTTAAGAAATTGTTCACTCTATAACCTTGAGGAATCATTCCTAGTGATTTGATTGCATTGACATCATTATCAGCAGTACCAACTCTACCTTGAGATTTCATCAATCTCTCAGCAGTGAATTGGCCAGCCGGTGGCACAATCATTTTTACACCCTTAGCTGCAATTTTTAAACCTCTTTCATCAGTCATAGCAGCGATATCTATCAGTGCTTGTTCTAATGAAGTTTCGTTTAAGTCAGCTTGTGTAGTTAAAGTATTTTGAAAAGTACCTGCAATCGTTGGATGCGAAGTACTGAACAATTGTTGGCCGTCTCCTGAAGTGAACGCACTCAATGAAGGTAGTCCAGTATTCAGAGGCACAGCGCCTTTAACTTGTTTTGTTTGTGACATCGATCTTGCTAAAGCTTTTGTGTATCTAGAAGCAAGTCTGTCATACAGGTTATCTTCAATAGCTTCCTCAGTGATAGCAAAAGCGAGAGCAATTGTCTCGTTAGTGTATCTTGCTGTGAAAGTTTCTTGCGCCGTATCATAAGCAACCCCAGATCCTTCGGGTTTGACGTGTGCGCTTGCAAAACCTGACAACATAACTTCTTCTTCAAAAGCTCTGTCAGATGATTCAGTCGTGTATATTTCAGCCGACTGATTTTCGTATTGTTTGTATTCCAGGCCGAATAGTGCATTCAAACCTGGCTCTAGTTCTTTAACTAGCTGATTACGTGATATTGCCATAGTCTATTGCTCCTATTAAGTTAGAACCGCACCGTTGTAGTAGACTGATTCATTCAATCTTACCACCCAGTTCGAGTTCGCTGAACCTGTATCGCTGTTACTTGGATCTTCTGATAAACGGATAATTCTCCATTGACCAGTTGCTCCTGTACCTTCAACAGCTGTCGAGATTTCTTCGCCCGATTGGCCATTGATAGTCGACCCCGCCGCATAGGTGTTTGTATTAATCAAACCCCCTGCAATTGCTTGAGTTAAAGTACCAGCGGTTTGTACCACATACAATTGTTGTGGATTATCAAATACAAACGCGTCTATTGTTCCAGTCGTGATATTGATCGCGCCTGGGTAATAGTTTTTCCACGTTGGTTTAGCAGTGGTTGGATCGATATAGAAACAGCCATTGAAAACGCCTATATTCAAAGTATCTTCAATTACAGCCGCTACCGAAATATATCCAGCAGCAATTGCAGTACCATTTGCATCAGTCGCAGAACTATTATAGTTCCCGAACTGGCAAAGGTCGCCTTGAAAAATCGCTGACGTTGAATTGTCAGCAATTTGATACTTAGAAGTTCCTTGCGTTTCATAGCTTGATCCCATTCCGCCAATCGCTCTAAATCCGAACGCTGCGTCTTGATTTGCCATGTTGGTTCTCCTTATGTGACCTGTCCCGTTAAGGACCTCCAGTCACGGTTAATAAAAATCGTTGGTTGAATTGTTAAAAAATTAACGTTTTCTTCCACCGAAGGTTGTGCGAGTCTGTCGATCAATTTCGATCGGCATGCTCTTATGCTGTTCCTTCATTAAATCGTTATCTACTGCTTCAATCTGTTCAGACGATAATCTTTTAAAATAGTCTGCACGTTGTCGCGCGATTTCTTCAGGTACCCTTGTTAGCACAAGGCCTCCGTGCCCGATAATCCCTTTATACTTGCCATCCGGTATTGTCGCGTAGGCATCTTCTGGATATTCGTCGGCTCTTACTAATTCATATCCGGACCTTAAGCGTCCTTGTATGTTTTTCGTGTCGACGTACCCTAAGATTTCTACCCTGACCCATCTGTGTCTAAATCCAGCTGGCGCGTTGGGCGTATCTAAGTACGATGGTGGAGTCCAAACTTTTTTACGTAATGTTTTTTCTCTAGTTTGGCTCGCACGGGAAGTATTTTTTTTCTCAGTCATATGCTATTCTCCCTCCGTGAGTCTTAATTGTCTTGCATACTCTTCTAGTGGCACACGCAATTTTTTAGCGATTGCTACCTGTGAGGATGTGAGTTTCACAGTTTTGCGACCAGTCTTTGAACTACGCGTTGCAGAAGCAACGTTTTGTGTAGGTTTACTAATCTGTTGTTCTACCTTACCAAATTTATGAGGGAATTCAAGCTTTATTCTTTTATCAATCTCCTCATAATAAGAATTTGACTTTGGATCATATCCTTCTTCTTCAGTAAGCTTTCTATGTAGATCAAAAGCTGTGTAGGTCATGGCATTATCTTTACCAAACCATTCATTTTTTTCCGCCCAATCCTCTGCTTTCGCATCGGGTGGCGGCGTTTGTTGAAATGGATACTGAGCTGCAGGTCCTTGTTTTCTTCTAGCTTCATTAGCAGTTTCTTCCATTTTTTGTCTGCTTTTGATTTCTGCAAGTTTGCCTTGTTCATATCCTAATTGTGAGATAGCGGTTAAAGCTTCCACTTCAGCTTTTTTATCATCTGCTTCTCTAGAAGCACCTAATTTAGCTTGAGCGGCTGCTAAAGATGATTTAATTCTGTTTTCCATTTCAACAGCATAATCTCTATCTAAAGTAATAGCCGTGTGGGTTACCTCATCTCGTTCTCTCATCACACGTTTAGCATAAGAAACAGCTTCTTCTTTTTGTCTCTCTGCTTCACGCATTTTTCTGGTAAGTTTAGCGATACGTTTTTGAACGCCTTCGCTATACTCTTCCATTTCTTTCTTCTGTTCTTTCTGTTCTGGTTCTTCTTTTACTTCTTCTTTTTTTTCTGGTTCGCTATCCTGAACATCAGGCTGCTTATCAGATTCCGCAGGTGTGTCAGCGGACTTATCACTGTCTTGAGTAGTCTCATCCTGTACCTCTCCTTCAGTTTTTTCTTCTTTGATTTCGACTTCGGTATCTGGACCGGAAGAGTCAATATCAACTGTTAGTTCTTCTTTTTTATTTGGATTTTTTTTATTTTTAGGGCTACTTCGTATA